GGATCCCCTGATATAAGATCAAAATGATCATCAGGGTAAAAGAACGGTAGTACCATTTCGCCAGCTTGCGATGTACATGCATCAATCCAAATGTGCGGTCTCATTGTAGCACCAGGATAATCTAACCACGAAGTTGTTTGACTTGTGAATGGATTCAATGTCCAAGGTGTGTAGGAAGCAAATGCGCGACCCCAATAAAAAGAATTACCATTAAGAATGAACTTTACATGGAGTTTGCCGCGAAAATTTTTGAAATTGGATAAACGATTCGCAACACGCTTGTTCCGCATCCAAAGTGACCATACTCGCAGACCTGGGACATCCAGTCCGCCTCCAACAGTCCATGTGCTTGCGGCAATTTTTACCGGTCGGGCAAAGAAATCTTCCAAAGATTCAACGCTTTGGGTGGTATTCATACGAGTTTCATCATTGATTTCACTCTCCACAACACATGTGTAATTAGGGTCGGATTCGAAGAATTCTGTTATCTTCTCTTTCTGGTCCTCCTGACCTTGTGCCTCATAGCAGAATTGACCTGCCTGAGGCTTGAGTTTCGCGCCATCCGACGCTAACCGAATCTCGTCGGCTACATTCAAGGGATCCAAAATTGACTGCGTGCAAGGATCTTCGCACTTATTTACATTTTTGTTAATATTTACATTTTTCCCAGGGCAGAGCTTATTAAGCTAAGCCCCAACGTAGGCATTTCTGAGTTCTTCCGCTGCTGTTAAAATAGCGGGATGACCAAGGGCCAGATTCAAGTGTAGATTTGCCTCGGGTTCATTACCGACTAAGTCGGGTGTAACCCACACTGAAAATTTGTCTGGTGTGATCATAAGGCGGACCATATCGGGTTGTAGGAAAGTCCAAACATAACGCGTCAATTCCTCAGGGAGGGGTAACACGACATTTTGTTTCTCTCGATAGATATTCCGCCAGTGGTTGAGATGGAGGCTTTCGCGCGATCCAATCCCAAATGCTATGCAAGTAGTCTCCATACTACCTAATGCATAACGGATGCCAGCCAATAACTGGGCTTTCTTGAGATCCTTTTCTGTGAATCTGGCACGCATTTCTCTGAGGTGAAAGCTAAACCGATTTAGTCGACAATCACCACCCCATAGCCTATCTACATTAGCAGGGTCTTCACCAGAGGTCCACATGCGAAACCTAATCTCGCGCAGGTTCATCACAGGCACAGCTCCAAAAGGGAGAGTAGGCATGCGCTCGCTTGCCCTCGGACAATAACCACAATACCAAGCCATAGCCATATAATGGTGGCGCTCAATGGGGTCAGTTGCACTGACTGCCACACGCACACAATGTTTGGCCAAGATTCCTTCACGACCTCTCCACACAAGTGGATCAGGATAAAAACCAAGCGTGTTAGTCCATTCTTGGCATATTTGTTCCTGTGTCAATTGCGGTCCGAGAGGTGTTCCGGAATTGAAAATTTCCATTTCTGCCACGGACATTGCACCTCCTTCTGGTTGCAATCCCTTCAATACAGCTTGTGCTTTCTTGTAACAGCACTTGCTATTGAAATAGCGTTCTTGGATCTTCTCTGGTGTAGGGGGATCATAGTAGTTGCCGATGGTATACCCACCGGAATCCTTGAGGCCTCTGAAATCTTCAAACATCTCATGATATTTCCAGTAGACATCCTCACCATGCAGGTAAAACTCAAATAGAGCTTGCTGCATATTTCCAGCCATGATTTGAGCCTCTGTTTCGTCGCAATTCTTACCAATCTTCTTACTCAATAATAGAGATCTAAAGATGGAATCAATGGTCAGAGTACCCACACGCTTCTTCAGCTGAGGGTGCACACAGAAAGATCTTTTCAAAAATGAAATCTCTTCCAAAGTTTTGAAGGGCACGGTGGAAATTTGTTTGTTGGCATCAGTGTAATCTACTCCGATGCGAGTCAATTCCTCACCAACTGTAATCATGTTGAAGACTTCCTCCTTGGGATGAACCTCAAAGTTATTGTCATCACCATAAGTCATCAAAGCAACACGCAGATGAAACAGAGGGATCACACCCATAGTCAATTTGACATTCAACCGTCGCTCATGCATGGCATAATATGCATATCTCATGTAGAGACAATTGCACAAGCCATTAATCACGACAGTCAGGGCATGACCAGAAGGTCCTGTTCCAAACACTTTTGCAATCAAGCCATCAATCTCGTAAATTGGGAAGACACATTCCGTTGCCAAGCCATCAAATAGGCTCAACATCTCGTCTGTGAAACCACACTCTACAAGACACATCCGGAGAATCTCAAATGCACCAAGGGTTACTTCAGGTCTGAGTTTTTGATCGTAGGATGAAAAATCTCCATCACCACAACGATTGCCTCCAGAGAATTGGCTCAAGTGATCAGCCAAATACTCCCAATCGCGCCCTGCGGCGTCAACGCCAACAGCACTTTCAAATTCAGATGGAAAATAAGTCATGGAATTAACCAAAGTCAATGTAAG